CAGTGATTTCCAATCACGCATTGGCGTGCTCCTTTATCCATTTGAGACGAGCGATGTTTCGCTTGTCGTTGGGGTTGTACTTGTCGATCACGTCGAAATACTCCTGCGTATACAGGTTGAAAGGCAATCGCCCGTGGAAACCTTCAGCAGTGAAGAGCTGCTGGAGGAAGTCTTCGGAGTCATCTTCCGAGATAAAGCTCGGAACAATCTTCGAATCAGCACACTGGCACCAGTCAGTGAAATTGGCACACAGACCGTAGAAATGTCTGAGTGTGAATTCAGGCACATGAACCGGCATTCCTTGGTTCATGATGGACATGATGTCCGTGCAAAACATAGGCAGTGCTTTGACGAGATGATCGTGGCTCATGCTGCATACTTCTTGATGAAGTTGAAACGTAGAACGTTCGACGGTTTGTTGAAGGAATACTTGTCTTGATTTTTGAGATAGTCAGAGAAGTGTTTATCGAATGGATGAGCAGGCTCAAGTTCGAGTTCTCTGAATAGGTAGTGAATACCGTTGGCTATCTTAGTTGGATCTTCAATAGGTGTCATCCAGCACCAATTAGTGAAGTTGGTGCAGAGACCTGCACCATACTGAAGCTTGAAGCTTTCACAGTTCTTCGGTGTTTCATCCTGCAAGCAAGACAGAACATCCTGACAGAACAGCCTGAAGCAAGCTTCGAATTGAGGGTGGATCATTTCTGTTTTGCCTTTTTGGTTTTGACACATGAACTGTTCACGAAATGTTCTTGCATCAAGATACAATTCGAGAGTGTCATGTTGGTGGCTATCACTCTTGACTGAGAGTACTCAGATTGGATGAGTGAATAGACGGATGGTTGAGGGAATGGCAGCTTGGTTCCAGCGAACACAGAGAGTGCCAGAGTTGAAATAAGTAGGAGTTTCATTGACTGTCCTCTAAGTGTGTCTAGATGATAAGTTGGAGGAGTATTGCTACTCCTCCTTTTAGGTTGGTTATAGGTTGCCGGCTGTTGCCGTCAGGATTGCGTCGAGTTTCTTGTAGTTCGACTCGAATTTTGATGCGAGAATTGGGTTATTGTCAAGTTCACGCTGGATGCGTTCCTCTTCCTTGGACATTGCCAAGGTTGTACGGTTGAGAAGTTCAGAACGATAGGTCTCGTTCTCGATGGCAATACGCATTGCCTGTTTCTTCTGGTGCTCACCGACATATCGGTCGAGCATATCGATGGCTCGTCCAGATGTAGATACGAGCTTTGTTGCACTTGATGCAGTGGTCTCAATGGTTGAGAGCAGAGCAGTGGCAGTAGTACGGATGTTAGACATAGGTTGGTCTCCTAATTAGCTACACAATGTAGTCTACAAGGGTCGTAAGACCCGGGTAGGTGTATAGTGTATAGATGTGGAGTACCGGGGGGGTAGTTGGTGTAAGGTGTAGCCAACCCCAAAAGACACCCTACTTTCTCTCTTCTATAAATATATTGGGGAACCCTACATACCCGATATATGTTGGGGGTCTTTTGTAGTTGGCGGATCTTATCTGGAATCGAACCAAATGACTTCCTGTACCCCACTCCGTTTAGTACACACTGACCCATCGTACTTATGGGGAAGGAATGTCTATCACTCGGTTTTAAATCTAGCAGGATGTTTTACCTTTAGAACTAAAGATCCACTTTGAAAAAATATATAGCACAACCCTAATATCTAGAACTATGTTGGGGGTAAAGAATGGGATCTTTGGGAGTCTACCAACTCCCCTTGTCAGAAGAACGTTACAACTGACCACAGGCCCATAGCAATCTGAATGGTAGATTCAGAAAGGATCCCTACTAGGTGTGTATGACGCCGAAGCGTTTCGACTATTGAAGTCTCATCAGATACACTTTGAAAAAATATATTAGAAATGGTTAGGTAATAGATATAAGTTGGGGGTTATGGCACTACGAACTGGTGTATGTAATGCTTCATGAAGCTGTCAGCATGAACTGCTTCCATGCCATTGCGATTGACAACTTTGATGTCTGGACCACGAGGAATCTCACGGACTTCATAAGGCACATTAAAGATGCAGATGTTTATAAAGTCGATTATGTCTTTTGCCATTGGATCTTGGCAGAGAGCATGGAATGTTCTGGGAGAAATGAGAATTTTGGGACGGTGACCACGACGATGTGGTTGTTCAAAGTCTTGAATGCACCACCAGATATAGGAGATGAGATCATCCTCTAAAGGTGGATCTGCCTTTGAGAAACGTGCAGGCCAAATTGGTGTAGAGTAGCTCATCGGTCTTTCAATCCCAAGGATCTTAGCAAACGCCGAATGTCGTTGATCTTGTGCTGGATTGCCATGGAACCAATGCGAGGGGAGCAGGCAATGGTCATGGTGTGTACCTTCCCTTGGATCTCGACATAGAACTTACCGTGTCCACGCTTGGGGTATTCGATCCAGCATTTGCCGCCATGAGGGGTGAGCAGTTCTTGGCAGGCTTCCTTGATTTCACGATGCAGCTTTAGGGACGTCATAGCTTGGGGATCCTCAGCCTAGGGCTTTCCTGTTTTGGTTCAGGATTGATTAGAAGTATTTCGGTGAAAGAAGTCAACTGGTCTTCGAGGTGTTTGACGTATTGAACCACAGCAATGAGATCGTCAGCCTCGACATTGATGCGCCTATTGAAAGTGAATTTGAGTTCTTCTTCAATTTTCTGCACAGCAGGAATGCTGTTCGAATATGCAGGTACTCGCCCTCGGAATCTTGTCTGAGTGACCATGGTAGTTCTCCGTGCTGATGGGGAGTGGCGGTCCCTATTGGATTCGAACCAATGACCTAGTGCTTAGAAGGCACTCGCTCTATCCAACTGAGCTAAGGAACCTGATGAGGGGAAAGTGTCGACCCTATCCCCTCCAGACCTGTCATGATTAGTGACTGAATTGACATCTCGTAGTCAAGAGATGAATGCAAAGGTACAGATTGCATTACCTGTTTGTCCGATTTGGTTCCGACTTAACCCCACGCTCACCCAGTGGAAGGGACGCAGACTGATCAGGTAATCATCCTGATTGTCTGAATTCTGGCGCTCTGGCAAGGGATCGAACCTCGCAAGCCATTGATGAGAGCTACCCATCGACTCCTTCCGTCCTAACTTGTGTAACCCACTATCTCCCTAGGACTGAGAGCGGCACAAGCGAAGCAGAGCAAACTGTGAATAGGTGAACCAAGGATTCGCCCATGGGCTAGGATTCGAACCTAGAAGCTGAAAGCCTCCTGTCATACGAACCCTTGGTTCTTTCTCCGATGCACATAGATGGGTACGTGTCGAACGGACCTGCCCCTCATCATTGTACGTTGCGCAACTAAACATCGGGAACTGCAAACTTTGGTTGGGGAAGAAGGATTCGAACCTTCGAATGTCGGACCCAAAAGCCGATGCCTTACCGCTTGGCGATTCCCCAATTCCAGCTTTTTAGGTGATCAGGAAAATTGCACCGGTAGTTATAGCGATTCCACGCTGAGTTTTACACGGTTACTCGTGGGTGGAAGGGACACCAGCCCGAAGACTCGCGGGATCAGTGGAAAGCAAGAATGTCCAATGGAGTCTTGCAGTGCAGTGAACGTTGAGTCTTTCATTTAGAAAGGAAGTCCCTTTCAATTCTTACAACAGAGAGTCTATGCCCTAAGACATTTAGCACTCTATCCATTTGATCCAATGATGGTGTGATATCAGTTTTCATCCATCGTGCAATGGTGCCTTGTCTGATATCAGCTCTTTTTTCTATGGTGTAGGTTGGTAGATCAGACTGTTTAACCAACTCATAGAAATATTCTTTAATCCACATGCTATGCCTGAATAAATGCGGGTGAGACCTGTAGCGTTACTACTCGATTTAAGACAGTGCCATGAATACATCTGTCTCTCACCCTAACCCCATACCGGTCTGGGGAATTGAATTGGTAGAATGGTCGCTCAGGAACTTACCCTGAACTCCTCTGCTGTGGACGGTTATCTACTCGGGCTTAGTACCACCTTTACCGAGGTCAAAGAAACCTTTGCCAGAAGACCATTCTACCAAAGAGATAAGTCATTTCACGTAGTACTGATCAGGGAGAACCAGTTCTACATCAGGTTCGTATTCCTTGAAATACTTCTCAAGATTCTCTTTGCCATAAGACTTCACATTGTAATCCGTGGCATTGAAGATCCACTTACCATCTTCTTTCTCAACCCAACTTCCACCAGGAGTTTCCTCATTGGAATAGACACTCTCATTAGAGAATGTTGGATGGTTAGGGAGCTTGAATGTATCAGGTAAGTGATTGTTCTCAGATGGTTTATATCCAGAGATGAAAGCACCATAGAGATCATAGTCTGTATCAGACTGAAGTTCCTTTGGAAGTTTGCTACGCCATGCTTCATATGCTGCAACGTTATCCATTGGATCCTCAAAGAAGTTGGCTGGAATAGTAGGGATCGAACCTACGACCTAGTGATTAACAGTCACCCGCTCTACCATCTGAGCTATATTCCAACAATGCCTATTCAGGCGAATTGGTTCGAGTGGCAGGATTCGAACCTGCGACCCTCCGGTCCCAAACCGGATGCGCTACCAGACTGCGCTACACTCAATCAGCGGGGACTCTTACCCCTTCACATTATGTGAAGCTTACTTCTGTCAGTCGTCTCGGATGAGACAGCAACCCCGTTACAAGTTAAAATTCTGACAGTCAATTCTATAAAATGAAAAACCCCAGTGGCGAGCTGGGGTTCTTCGGAGTCAAGAGAAAGGAGATCATGATGTAAGAAGCGAACACTGGAAAGTGACAGCGCATGAATAGGCTATTGCTTGTGTTTCTTCCTGTCAACGGAATTCTTCCATTGCTGATAAAGATAACCAATCAGGAACAAGATGAATGCAATGGAAGTGGTATACTCCAATATAATCAATAGTTTAGTTCCTTTTGTGTGTCGACAGACAATAGGCTCCTCGCATCTCTTCTCTATATCTTGAGAAGATATGTTCGCAGCAGCATCATAGACTTTCAAGGCATCAAGGGATCCACAGCACGGAGTGGAGAGTCATCTGGAAATGTCTCGTTCCTTGATGCCATAAAAGCCTATGGCAAGCGGACTATAAGTAGGCTAAAGGGTAAATGTCCATAACCCTCAAGGAGAATGACAATGTCAGACGAACAACAGCTTGAAAACAAACTGAAAGAACTTTCGGTCGCACCCCGCATTGCGCTGAGTGATGTCGAGGCAGCAATCAAGAATTGCTACTTCTTCACAGCAAAGCAAGGTGTCGATGGTTCGCCTACGCAGGATGTGCAGGCAGGGGATGCTACCGCACTGGGACTTTTCACGATCTGCGTGATCACCCTGAAGAACGGTTTCGTTGTGACCGGAGAAAGCGCTTGTGCTTCCCCGGAGAATTACAACAAGGAGATTGGCGAAGAGATCGCCAAGAGAAACGCTACCAGTAAGATCTGGGGTCACATGGGCTTTGCCCTTCGTGATCGTCTGCACCGTGAACAGGAGATGCTTGCTGCTGTATTGGTTCCACCTTCTGAGGGTATGTCCACATACATTGGAACCAAAGTCGTCAATGCGAAGCCCATGAATCGTGCTGACTACAACACGCTTCGTGGATGGGAACTGCCTGCTAACGAGGACGGTGCCGATGAAGGATATCTGGTGGAATACACTGACAAGCTCGACGGACAAGTCGAAGGCTTTGCTGGTTATGTCTCATGGTCGCCTGCTGATGTCTTTGAACGAGCCTACACTGGAAAAGGAGGGTACGACTGGAAGGATCGTGTTCGTACTGAATACGCTCAACTGAAAGATCGTCTTGACAAGCTGGAAGACGCCTTCGCGAAGGGGGCATTCAAAGAGCTGGACGACGAAAGTGTTTCTCTGCTGGTTCAGCAGAAGCAGCACATGATAGCGTACAAGAATATTTTGGAGCACCGCATCTCGCGGTTCTAAAGTAAGACGGTCAGGGGAGACGCCCGTTAGGGCATGGAGACCAACCCAAGTTCTCCCCTGACCAACCTCAATCACCATACCGGTGAAACCCTCAAACACCGTTGGTGGAGGCAACACTGGTATAGCGAGCAAAAGCCAAGAAAAGCAATAGGAATGCGACTATGTTGAGCCAATCTGATCTGATCAAAGCTCTGCCTGCTACCCTCAAGTCTACAGTGAATCAGTCACTGGTTGATCATCTCAACAACATCTCAGCAGATCCATTGTTCGCAGAAGAAGTTCGGAACAACTTCATCTCATATGCTGCTGTCATGAAGGACGGCAAATTCAAGATTCAAGACTACGTCTCTGCTGTTACCTATGTGAGCTACAAGCTCATGGGATACAGCAATGCTGATTCTTATTCTCGAACATTCCCTCAAAGACATGCTGATCTGATTGCTAGAGGCGTATCATCTAAGGACATCTCAGCATATGTTGCTGCTTATGCCCGAGGAAAGCTGGTGAACCTCATCATGGAACAGTCCTTGGTTCCCACTTGGGTACTGAATCAGGACATGTATCAGAAGGCTTTGAATGTTCAAGCAGATCTAATGCTGAATGCAACGAGTGAAAAAGTTAGAACTGATGCAGCAAACTCGATCCTCACACATCTGAAGAAGCCTGAAGTCAGCGGACTTCAAGTAAATCTCAATATGGGCGATCACTCTGGTATGACTGAACTCAAGGATACCCTCACTCAATTGGCACAACAGCAGAGAGAGTTGATTGAGAGTGGGGTCTCTGCCAAAGTGATTGCAGGTACACCTATCAATCGTGAAGAGGCAGTTGACGTATGACCGAATTAATGGATGTCCAGAAGAAAAGTCTGGACGATTGGTTGAATGAAGTTGATTACAAGTTTCTGAATGACGGGTCTTACGTACCCGGAGAGTTCTCTCTGTTCTTCATGAACTTCATCAAACTCGTAAACGGTAAGCAGGGAGAGTCAAACAAGACTCCTCCAATGCACCTTGCTATGCTGGATAAAGCAGTTAGTCCGTCACAGGACATTGTTAATATCTGCTTCCGTGGTGCTGCAAAAACTACATTGTTCTTTGAATACCTAACACTTTTCATTGGAACGTTTGGTTTCTGGCCCGGATTCGGGGACGTATCCGGTATGATCTACGTATCAGACTCAATGGATAACGGTGTGAAATCCGCGAGAAGGAACACCGAGTTTCGTTACAAGAACAGTGAGTTTCTCAATGAATGGATTCCAGACGCCACTTTTACGGACAACTACATTGAGTTCAACAACAAGGAAGGTCACCAATTCGGGGTGAAGATGTTTGGTGCCAAGACCGGTCTTCGTGGTACGAAGATCTTTGGTAAGCGTCCCAAGCTTGCAGTACTCGACGACCTTCTGTCTGATGATGATGCTCGTTCACAAGTAGCGTTGGAAGCGATTAAAGACACGATCTATAAAGGGATCGATTATGCTTTGGATCCAACGAAGCGAAAGGTCATCTTCAACGGAACACCATTCAACAAGACTGATCCGCTGATTGAGGCAGTCGAGTCTGGTGCATGGGAAGTGAACGCATGGCCTGTGTGCGAGACCTTTCCTTGTAGTCGTGAAGAATTCAAAGGTGCATGGGAAGATCGCTTCACCTATGACTATGTGAAAGCTCAGTACGACAAGTCGGTTCTGACTGGGAAGTTGCCTGCATTCTATCAGGAGCTGATGCTCCGTATCTCATCAGAAGAAGAGAGACTGGTCCAAGATAGCGAGATCCGTTGGTATTCTCGTCAACAGCTCTTGGAAAGAAAGCACGCTTTCAACTTCTATATTACGACAGACTTTGCTACAAGAGATAACCAAACAAACGACTTCTCAGTCATCTCCGTGTGGGCATACAACCATAATGGTGATTGGTTCTGGGTCGACGGTGTTTGCGAACGACAGACAATGAACATCACGATTGATGATCTATTTCGTCTAGTTCAGGAATACAGACCTCAGTCTGTTGGTATTGAAATCTCCGGACAACAGGGTGCCTTTATTCAATGGTTGCAGCAAGAGATGATGACACGAAACGTGTTTTTCAACTTTGCATCTTCTGAGAAGTCTGGTGCTCCCGGGATCAAGCCTATCACCAACAAACTTTCCCGATTCAATATGGTTGTTCCTTGGTTCAAGTCTGGAAAGATGTTCTTTCCATCTGAACTTAA